GTGGGGGACATCGCACATTCGCGGGATCGCAACAGACGACACCACAATTGTGATAGTGGGAGCGTCTGGAAAAATAGCCACCAGCACCGATGGTACGAGCTTCACTTCGCGCACTTCAAACATGAGCGTGACTTTAAATAACGTGGCGTGCGACGTCATCGGCGCAGGCATGCGCTAAACAATGAAATGAAAACAGATCGGTGGGACTAATTACAATATGAACGGCATGCCAACCGGCCTCACCGGCTCGCTCGGAGATACGCGGACACTATTTGCAGACACTGATATTTGGATAATTCTATCGTCGCACACCACTCTGGTATAAATAAAAGGATTTTCTATTCAAATAATACTATTTATTTGTGAATTGCTGAAATACTAGGAGTCAATTTATGTCCAACATGCTCAAAGAAGCCATTGTCGACGCAAAAGCGTTACGCGAAAGCGCGTTAAAGAATGCAGAAACTATTGTTATAGACAAATATTCCGATGAGGTTCGCAAAACTTTGGATCATATTTTAGAGCAGGACGATATGGCCCTTGATATGGGCGGAGAGATGGACGCTCCCCCCGAAGATCCCGCGATGGATCCGATGGCCGGCGAGATGGATATGGACATGCCCCCAGAAGAGCCGATGATGGACGAAGAAGAGCCGGCCGAAGCCGAAGAAGTTGTCGAGAATGAAGACGATCTTCCACTAGCCGCCACCGATGGCCTGGCCAACGCCAAAGGCAAAAACCTACAGGATTTTCCTGCTACCGGCAAGGACGTCGAAGTGTCAATCGATCTAGGTGCCCTCCAAGAAGCACTTCAAGAGCTTCAAGATAGCGAAGAAGTTGAAGTTAATCTCGGAGAAGAACTTGAAGAGGCCACCGATGCCGCCGCCGGCGCCGCAGAAGCGGACGCTCTCCAGATGCAGAATCTTGAAGGTGGCGAGGAAGAGGAAGAGGAAGGAGGGGTCAATGCGGCCACAATGTCCTCCACCAACGAAAATCTCGACTCCCTCGTAGATGCCATCGCAGAAAAACTTACAGTTGATTTGGGGGCCGAATTGTCCGGCTGGGCCGGCCGCCCTACGTCACAACTTAAGCATGAGCAAGAAAGAGAACTTGCGGGAATGCAGGATGATGACGTAAAAGAAGAATTAGAAGCTTTAACAAAGGCTCAAGAAAAGATTGTTGCAGAAAATAACAATCTTAAAGAGCAAAACAACCAATATAGGCAAGCCGTTGAAGAGTTGCGAGAAGGTTTACAAGATGTAAACCTTTCCAATGCTCGCTTGCTTTATACGAACCGCGTATTGCGAAATACCTCCCTAAATGAGCGACAAAAAACAAAAATTGTCGAAGCTATTTCCAATGCTGGTTCTGTAATAGAGGCACGAACTATTTTCGACACGCTTCAAAGCACAGTGGAGGCCGCTCCAAGGAAAAGCCCACAATCACTGAGCGAGGCCATCGGACGTAATCGGGCATCTGTTATTCGTGCGACTCGTCATGAGTCCACGGCTTCCGATCCATTCCAAGATCGGATGAAAAAACTAGCTGGAATAAAATAATAAACAAATAATCATTATATTATAGGAGGTGATTTAAAATGTCTAGTATTGTTGATAGATTGACAGAAGGTGTTGTCAATCGCGACATGCGTGCTGAGGGCTCGGCTCTTCTTTCCAAGTGGGAGAGAACCGGTCTTCTTGAGGGACTCAATAAAGAGTCTACTCGCAGTTCAATGGCGCGCCTGCTTGAAAACCAAGCAAAAGAACTACTCCGCGAAAGCTCCACCATGGCCGGTGGGGATGTCGAAGGCTTTGCAGCCGTCGCGTTCCCTATTGTCCGCCGTGTTTTCGCAGGCTTGATTGCTAACGATCTTGTTAGTGTCCAGCCGATGAGTCTACCTAGTGGTCTCATTTTCTTCCTCGACTTCACAGTTTCAACTGATGGAGCAGGGGTTCCCCGTTTGGGTTATGGTACCATGGGCACCAAATCGGAAGCAGGTGTCGAGCGTTCACTGTATGGTGGCGCCAGAGTCGGTTCCGAGATTACCGGTGGTGTGAGAATCACTGGTTCCTTCGCGGAACTTGGCCCCTACAACATGAACAACGGTTATGCGTCCCCGACTGGCTCAGTCAGCGTGACGGTTACCCACCTTACTGCAAGTAAGTATAGTTCATCTGTTGGTTCCACAATCTGTGATCTCGTTCAATGGGATCCTGAGATTCCCGATGGTGCCGCAATTGCAATCGGTACATTCCCGCTGGCAACGTTGACTAACCTCAACACGCGCAACTTGGTTGGAATTACCATTAGCTCATCTGCAGGTCAGGCTCGTACTCAGTGCGAAACCGGCCACGACTTCGGAGGGATTCAGTTGCGTCGTCTTACGCGCCTTAGTGGCGCCAGTACGACTACTGGTCTTCTCGTTGCTGTTGACTACGGCACCGGAGTTTCTGCTGCCAACCTCGCTCGGAGCTTGACCGGTTCTCAGACCGTTAAGTATCCCCAGACTGATGACTTTGTCACTGGTGGTGCTCTTGGTTCTGTGGTCGGTGACGATCCATGGGGCTTGGAAGGGAACGAGAAGATCCCCGAGATCGACATCAAGGTTGATTCCGTGGCAGTCACAGCGATTACCAAGAAGCTCAAGGCTAAGTGGACACCGGAGTTGGGTCAAGACCTCAACGCCTACCACAACCTTGATGCCGAGGTTGAGCTGACCAGTATCCTCTCTGAGCAGATTGCTCTTGAGATTGATCGCGAGATTCTTGAGGATCTTGTTAAGGGCGCTACGGCTGAGACCATGTATTGGTCCCGCTCACCGGGTCTTTTCGTGAACCGTACAACTGGTGCTGAAATTGGCGCTAGCTCTGCGGCTCCGGACTTCACCGGTACCGTGTCGGAATGGTATGAGACTCTTGTCGAGACCATTAACGATGTGTCAGCCCAGATCCACCGTAAGACTCTGCGTGGTGGCGCTAATTTCGTTGTCTGCGGACCCGAAATTGCCAACGTGCTTGAGTTCACTGCTGGATTCCGTGCTTCCGTCACTGGTGACGATGAGCGTGGCTCCATTGGTGCGGTTAAGGTCGGCTCGCTGACCAAGAAGTTCGATGTGTACGTTGATCCGTACTTCTATCGTAACGTTATCTTGGTTGGTCGTCGCGGATCCTCTTTCCTTGAAAGCGGATATGTGTATGCACCGTATGTGCCGCTACAAACTACACCCACAATCTTCGGACCGGAAGATTTCGTGCCCCGTAAGGGAGTCATGACGCGTTATGCGAAGAAGATGGTCCGTCCTGATATGTATGGTCTAGTTATCGTACGTGGTCTGAATGGTGAAGCAGGCGCTACTTCCTAATAGATAAACATTTGTTACATATTAGGTAAAAAGCACGGCTAAACGTGACACAGAAAGCCCCCGCCTTGAAAAAGGCGGGGGTCTTCTTTATGTGGAAAACTATTTATAGGCGAGGCAGGAGTGTATCTTTTGTCTCACCTAAATTATAAACACATAAATGGAGGGTTTTAAATATGGGATCAAAAAGAGTAGGCTTGGCAAGAACCCAAGCACTAATTCAAAACTTAAAAAGAGAGCTAAGCATGGCTGGCTCAACGATGAAAGGCACTAGACGGCCAGTTTCGGCGCTGACCGATGCCGCGGCAGCAACAGCAAATCGAACAGCACTGACGGTTGCTGAGTCAGGAACTATCTTTACAGTACCTGAACTAACAGTTGGGACGCAGACAATCACGCTCCCGGCACTAGCAACTGCTGTTGTAGGGACCACATACACATTTGTTATGATCGACACTGCCGACCAGATATTCAATGTACTCGGAGCAGATTCTGATAAGATCTTGGCTGTTAAACCCAAGGGGGACGGCGACAATACCGCTATTTCCCAGGGGTACGATTTAATTGGATTTAAGGCCGCAGCGGTCTTAGGATCATCGTTTACAGTCACGTGTATATCTACCACTGCTGCTGTTGGATGGTTAGCCACTGATGTGATTGATGGTCTCGCGGCCAACACAGGAAGCATAAACCTAGCTTAATCATCTTGTCAACTAATTTATAAATATAATTACAAGACAAAACCTAAACCTCACCCTTTGCGGGGTGGGGTTTTTCTTTTGGAGACCAAACCTTAAAAACGTCGATTTGCCAATTTTTTTTTGCTTACAATTTTTGAGATTTTCGTTTCTGAGATTTTAAACTATTTACTATACACACAAGGAGCACCTATTATGGGCAAAAAACGTAGAATCAGAGCTTCCGCTAAATTTAACGGAAAACACTCAACACATCCGGCAAACGGAGGGGTCGAAGCAACTACTCCACTCAAAACGGCGCATGTTGTCGAGATCGACACAGCGACCACAACTCCGGTGATCAAAACCGCACCCGCGGTTAAAGTAACGGAAACCGAAGTAACCACGCCGACCAAAAACACAACAAAAACGACCACCACGGCCACATTTAAGAAGACAAAGAGCGTTAAAAAGAAGACATCATAATAAAGTGATGTCATCTTTGTTGTTTGTCTCCGACAAAACTATTTATCAAATAGGAGGGCCCTGGTGTGCCAACTAATCTCGATCCATCATCAAATCAGAGCGCAATTGTACTAACCTCAACAGGATCGACCGACGAGGTTGCCAGTGCAGTACCGTTTGGCATTTATACCGCGTCTGCAGACTTTATAAGCGGCGCCTCGACACAAGTTGCATATACGTATAAAAAGCTTGGCGGAGACGTTGTAGATATCGAGCTAACGAGGGCAAATGTCTATTCGGCCTATGAAGAGGCCGTTTTAGAGTATTCGTACATTGTAAACCTCCATCAAGGCAAGAATGTGCTATCCAGCATCCTTGGAAGCACCACAGGAACGTTTGATCACAAGGGAGATCGCAAAACAGGCCCAGAATCGGTTAATTTAAAGTATCCGCGTTTTCAAGTGGGATACAGCAACAAGGTCGGCCAGACCATGGCCGCGATGGGCGGCTTTGGTGGCACATTGCCGCAATATTCGGCATCTTTTAAGCCCGAACCTAATCGGCAAGACTACGACTTGCAAAGCATTATTGAAACTGCATCTTCCACCGGTGCAGATACCGCCGGCAGGGCAGTTCGCTTTTCTGGCAAAGTCGATGGCAAGAGAGTTGTGGTTACAAAGGTGTTTTATATGTCCCCTCGTGCGATGTGGAGATTTTATGGATATTATGGTGGAATTGGCGCCGTCGGCAACATGAGCACATACGGCCAGTTTTCGGATGACTCCACGTTTGAGATTATCCCCACGTGGCAGAATAAAATGCAGGCGATCATGTACGAAGATAGCATTTACACTCGAACCTCAAACTTTTCGTATGAAATAATAGACAACAGACTCAGGCTGTACCCAGATCCGGGATATTGGGACTTTTCCGATGTTGATCGTGTGTGGGTCAGATTTTATGTCGATGACATGAACCCATGGGAAGAAAATTCCGGATACACAGACGGGACCCAAGGAATCAATAATCTGAATACCGTTCCGTTTGATAATATTCCATTTAAAAATATTAATTCTATGGGCAAACAGTGGATCCGCAAGTATGCTTTGGCGCTGTCTAAAGAGATGCTTGGCCAAATTAGAGGAAAATTCACCACCATTCCAATCCCGGGCGAAAGCGTGACCCTAAATCATTCCGAATTGCTTTCCCAAGCGAAAGAAGAGCAGACTTCACTGAAAGATAAATTGAGCGAGATGCTTAAGGAAGTGGAATACAAAGAATTGGTTAAATACGAATCAGAAACCAGCGAGGCAACCGCAACGGTGTATAAGGGTTCTCCTTTGCCGATATTTGTGGGGTAATGAACGATGGCAAATGAATGGTCTAAACCCGCTGTTGCTCCACCCCCTCTATTCTTAGGGAAAAAAGAGCGGGACCTTGTTAAACAAGTAAACGATGAGCTTATCGAAAAAGTCATCGGCCAGCAAATTTTGTATTATTCAATTGATATGAAAACGACAGACTTTCACGATCTTTACGGCGAAGCCATTGAAAAAACATATCTACCCCCAGTTCGTGTATTTGCGCTTGTTGAGTTTACCGACTTTTCAACAGAATATCTTGCTAGCGGCGGAATTGACAAAACGTGGGAGATCAATGTACACTTTCACAAGAGAAGATTAGAAGATGATCAAGACATGTATGTGCGAGAAGGTGATTTTGTTTTGTACGGAGATTATTATTACGAGATAGTTAAATTAACTGAGGATACCAAGTTGTTTGGTCAAGTACAACATGGTTTTGAAATTTCTGCAAGATGCAGAAGAGCAAGAAGGGGATTATTCGATGCTACCTAATAACTTTGATTTCGCGCTACTCCCAGAGGGCGCCACTGAAACAACCTTAAAAGAAATAGGAATGCTGGCTTCAGATATAGAAAATATTGATTATTCAATAACTTCGTGGTTAAAAGAAGACTTAAAGCTTTCAGCGCGCACAAACGAGGGCTATGTTGAGGTGCCCGTTTTGTGGCAATCTCCGGAAAGATCTTTTCAAATTAAAAATGATGTGAATCTTCGCGACGATGGTGGCGCATTTAAAATGCCATTTCTGAGCATAGAAAGAACCGGCATCACCAAAGATCCCACCAGAAAGGGAGGATTCCAGGCACAAATATATTCTGATAAAAAAAATGGCCGCACCGGAAGAATGATTCTCGCCAAAAGAATAGTCCCAGATAAGACAAGGGATTTTGCAGTCGCTGCCGCCAACCCGGTGGACGGATCCCAGCCCCAAAAGTGGTCGCCTCGGATCAACAAGAGGGTTGTGATACAGACGCTTTCAATTCCAATTCCAATATATGTTAATGTTGAGTACAAAATAACCATTAAAAC